CAGCCTGTCGGTAGGAACCCGTTTTGATTTCCAGCACGGTAGGTTCGTCCCACTCACCAAAAAAGTAATCCGGTGAAGCAATAGCCCAATCAAGGTCTTTGTGTTGGAATAAAGCGTTTGCTGCAGAAACCTTAACCCCGTGACGCTTGGCGAATAACTTCGCAGCAAACGGCTCAAGCACCTGCCCTAGCTCTGTGTGTTCGTTACCGCGGAACGTGTCCGGCACCTTACCAGTCCAGTCAGCCCATACCTGAAGCGGCGTCTTATACTTTGACAGGCCGGCTATCGCTGCAATATTCGACGAGCTCACCTTATGCTGTCTCAGCGCTAACCACTGTTCACGGTTCTCGGATATGTTCTCTAGGAGGCAATTTGCTGTTATTGACATGCTACCTCCATAACAAGAAGGGCAATGCCGAGGCCTAAAGAGGCACCCAAAATGCAAGGTAATATGAAGGGATTTACAGGTATTGAGCCAAGGGCTTTGCCTTGGTAAAGTCGTATTCGGTCAGACATTCACGTTTCTCCGTAGTGTCAGGCAACCGCCTTCCCAAGACTAACCGCTTGGGGAGGCAATTTTTTGCCATGTTTCCCACGAACAAACTTATAAGTATTTTGGATAACTTAACTTATCGGGCAATTCGCGGTTGACCTACAAATACCGAAACAAACTAAAACAGACAAGGTATTTTTTTAATTTTTATTTAACCCAAAATCTATAAGGATTCCGGGGTTCGTTGCCGGACTCCGCATGCGTTTATCGTATACGCGCACCATCGACTCCCCGGTGTGTCTTAAAAAGTCAGCTACCTGCCGGTCTTCAACTCCTTGTGCCTTTAGCACGCTCGCTGCCGTTGCACGAGCACTATGTGGTGATGCACCTTTAATTCCGACCTGCTCACAGTATCCCTGATAAAGCCGACGAATAGTTTCGTTGCTCAGTCTGTCGCGCGCCTTTCCGTCTGCGTAGTAGAAAACAAAGAGCGGAGAATTATCTTTAGCGCCTTCAGATTTTCGTTGTGCAACGAGAACCGAGAACCTCTCCCACGCCCACTCAGGAAGACTTTGCGTTTGATTGTAACCTGATTTTGGTTCTTTTAATACGAGGTACGGGACGCCCTCAACTGTGCTTTCTACGTCTCCCACGTTTAACCCCTCGGCCTCTCCGCGCCGAAGTCCACCCCCAAAAAGAAGGGCTAATAGCGCTCTATCGCGAATCCCTTTCTTCGTAGTCTTTTCCGGTAAATCCAGCAGCTTTGCCACTTGATTGAACGGGATTAGCTTCGTCGGTCGTTTCTGAACCCTGCGCCGGCGTGGTACCGCGTCAGTAATGTCATAGAATGGGTTCGTCTCGAGTAGCCCGATTGCATAGAGGTGGCGAAACAAGCGCCTCAAAATGGCTACACGCTGATGAACCGTGTTGTCAGCCATCTTCTTTCCGTCCGGTGCTTTTCGCCCACGCAACCAGACAACAAACGCGATAGCGTCCTCGTGAGTCATCTCCTTTACGGCTGTTTCAAAGTTCGCGCTCTCTTTATCGTGGCCTATAAATTTTGAAAGAAGCGTGAGACACGCCTCGTAGCAAGCTGGCGTTTTTCCGTTTTTTAACGAGGCAAAGTCCCTCGCTCGATTAATGAGCACCATTTTTGTTTCTCCGTTAATAAATTGTGATGCCGTTATCTAATTTTAGGTTCTAACTAAAACCTAAACAAGCAGTTGAAATTACTAGCTTATTTGGTCGTTAAATCCTCTAAGGTTAGAATAGGCTACCAATCTTGGTCGTTGCCACGATGCGGCCGAAGATAGAGAGCAAGCTCCCCACCACCGTCACAATCGGAGCAGCACCACCGAGAGGAAGCTTTCCGGCTGACTCTAAGTAACTTCCAACCGCTCCCAGAATTGCGAGCACGGCACCTTGAATCGTCGTTGACTGTATCGCACTTTTCTCTTCCAAAGTTTCCTCCTATTTTCAAAAAAACCAATGTCCCATCAGAATTCCCCACAGTAGAGGAATCCACGGCCGTTCCTTTGTTCGGGCAATAATCACCTGACTAATCGTGTTCCCGGGAACTTTGTCCAAGTATAGGACGGCATCCCAAGCGAGGATAATACCCGTCGAGATAAGAATGATGGCCTCTACTATAGCCTTCTCCATCACTCAACCACTGGTTCGTCAACAATAATATTTCCCTCGGCATCCTCTTTGTGTAGTGATGTCGTCATTGTGTCTAACACTTGCTCGGTTTGAGTTGTAGCTATTAACGCCGCTTGCTGTCGCGCCTGTTCAATTGTGTAATTCTGAATTGAATTACGAAGAAAATTTCGAATTATAAGAGTAGCATAATCAAGTTTCGATAACGCATGTGTTTCTGACCATCCGTGAAAACGAACAAACGCATCAAGACCAAGCTCCAACGTCCCTAATTCCCCGTCTATCTTTAATACAAATGTCATATTAATTACTCCTGTGATTCAGAAACTAGTGTTGCAGTAATGGCATCCAACGCTCCTACTACCGCATCAACAGGATTTCCGATTTTCATTAAATTATACTCTTGAATTTGTCCGCGGATAAAATTCATCAATACCAATTTTGCAAAATCTGGTTGACTCGTTTCATGCCCGTCAGTCCATCCGTTGTGACGAACAAACGAATCAAGACCAAACTGAAGAAGCTCGTCTTGTCCTTCAAGAGTTAAAACAATTTTCATCAGTAGTCGCTCTCTAAATAATATCGGTAAAAATCAAGGACAACCGCTGCTGCTGTTCCTCCGTTGTTAGCGTAGAAGTGAGGCGTTAAGAATGTCGTAGAGGACGGAATATCTGTTGTAAGAGTTCCCGATGCTTCTCCGGCTGCGTCCAATCGTTTAACTCGATATTTAATTTCACTTGTATTCGGTTTTGCAAATAACGTTAGCTCGTACATTCCATCGGCCTGATTCTTTACGAAGTCAGAACCAAGATTTATTTTGCTCGCTGTTCCAGAGCCGTCGTTATACATTAGCTGCAAGTTTGAATCGGCCGCATCGTTTCCTACCCAGACGCCGTTTACTAATGCAGACGGTTCAGTGCTGGTGCTTGTCGCGGCGACGGCCGCCCACAACCCGACCGCAATTCGTTGTGCCGCTACGGCCGACGAAATTCCGAAGCGAAACGTAGAAAAGAAACCTCCAAGCCCTGCTCCGTCACCTCTCCACGCTTGTGTAGCCGCGTAACGCAACTCAGAGGCTGAGTTAGCAGTCGCCGCAGAGGTAACTATAGCCCGACGAGTTGAAGCTCTCAGAGAACCCGCCGCGAGTACGGGGTGCGATATTGTACCGACTGCGGTTAGAGCTCCCATTCCAACATATGAAAGCGCGGTTGTAACACCGGGTAAAGCAATCGACATGCCGTTTCCAAAAATGCTCGGTTGAAGAATTGAATCCAGTCCTGACGGACCGATAAACTTCGGAAGTGAACGCCCACCCACGTCTTTAGAGTAAATGATTATTCCACCTGTAGGCGCTGATGGGTCGGTAGTGTTATCCAACGGCAGAGAATCAAAGGTTCCGGCAAGCTCTGAGTAAGAGAGGGAATTCCACGCCGTTGACCCGTCCCCTATTTTATATTGTCCGGTATCAAGAACTAATCCGACCTCACCTTCGGCCAGCACCGGGTTCTCACTTGTCCAATTTGAAGAACTGTCTCTTCGTAGTTGAATAATCACGCTCATGCTGCTGCAGAACCTCCGTCTATTGCTGTCAGGGCTGAACCGACACTAGAAGCAGTTCCTCCATCAATATTTGTTAATCCTGAACCGCTGTCTTGCCAGACCGTGTCGTAATCATCTGCTGAATTTTTAGCCAGGACTTGATTAATTGACCCACCGGCGGGAACACCGACACCAGGAGCGCCGGTCGCTCCCGCGTCTCCGGTATCTCCCTTGTCACCCTTCGCTCCTTGGATACCTTGAATTCCTTGGATGCCCTGAATCCCCTGAGCGCCCGTTGCTCCAGTATCTCCGGGCAAACCTTGAATTCCCTGAGCGCCCGTTGCTCCAGTAGCCCCAGTAGCACCAGTGTCTCCCGTATTACCCTTTTCTCCTTGAATCCCTTGAGCGCCCGTCGCTCCAGTATCTCCCTTGTCTCCTTTATCACCCTTCAATCCTTGGATACCTTGTTGCCCTTGAGCACCAGTTTGTCCGGCTTCTCCCTGTATCCCTTGAGGTCCACGTTCTCCAGTTGTCGCAATAGAAATATTGACTGCTTCTAACACCGCTGATACGTCAACTGTTGGGACGGCATCACCCGCAATGGAGATATTGGGTGAACTAATTGGGTCGGTGATTGAAATTATCATGCCGGTTTATCCCTTAATGTTAATTTTCCGACTATCCATGTCGTAACGTCACCACCAGATGACGTGTATTCTATTTCGTAAAGATAAGACCGAGCTTGAAGTTCATTTGTTTGAGCATCTGTCAATTCTATCGTTACAATATTATCTGTGATGTTAATACCGGAACCTGTTTCAAGAGTGATGAGAGCACTATCTTCCTGATTATTGCGAACATATAACCGCACTTCAGCGTCGGTAAAATTCCAATCTTGGTCTGAGTCGTCCGTTACAGTTAGAGCGCGTCGGAAGGTATCCCCGCGCCAAAGTGTAAAATCAACCGTAGCAGGAATGCTTGAGGATTCATTAGTCATACGGCAATGCTATTTGGAAGGACAGCGATTGACGATACCCGTCGCGGTCAAAATTACTGGCGAAAACCAGGATTAACCGTTCCCTGCTTTCGTCCTCCCGACCCGCTGATGAATAAATCAAGGGTAACAACTCCAGCGTCATGCACGATTTCATGACCGTATTTCGGAAAGTAATATCGCCATCTCCCATCTTCAAACGGCTCTGCACCACCGCTTCTAATCACCACCGTATCCCCTCTACGCAACTCCAAAAAACGTGCTTTGTGAGGCACAATAAATACAGGTTTAAGCTCTCGTGAAGCCGGTGGAACCTGATGCTGGTCGCTTTTAGGCTTAATAGTAAAACTGCCTGGAACCTTCACCGCTCCCTGATTTGTGTGTAAGAAGGCCAGTGCCGTGATTAACTTCTCAACCGGCCAGAACTTACGCTCAGGTCGTGGCGTTTTGTCATTGCGATTGCGCCGGCCGTTACACTGAGATGTCCAATAGGCCAGCACCTTTGCGTTACTGAGCTTATTTTTTTTCTCCTGAACATTCGGGTCATCAAACGCATCAAGTCCGTCCCATCCAAAAATAATATTGCCAGCCGGAATGTTTCTAGGTATTTCCCCGTGAAATTCATTCCATATCCTATCACCTGAATCAATAAACGCACCGCGTCCCCACGGATTATTTACATACACGCATCGTTGCGGAATTACCTCAAGAACGCGACGAGCAAGGTCAGTTGCATCTTTTTTGCTTAACTGATGTTCAGTAGCACCAGAAAATGCACACTGAATGTTCGGGTATCGCTCTGTCAGCCTTGCGTACTTCTTTGCTTCCTCTACTATGCCCGGAAAGTCTCCCGTGCCAAACGTGTGAGTATCGCTCCATTTTAAGTTGTACTCGATAAACGGAACCTTGCCGGTATCGAGTGTTCCACGAATCGCCTCACGAGAATCCGGGCAAAACGTATTCGTAAAAATTATCATCCCAAAACCGCGAGGATGAGAATCGCGCATTACCTGCGGGTATTTACAACCTCCTAGATGAGCTATGGCAGGAATTGGTTCGGCATAAACTAGAGGAGCACATGAGGCGAACAAAAACGTGAGAAGTATTTTAACCAAGATATGTTTCATGAATTTCTCCTGTCTTAATCATTGAAATAATTCGTTCACTTCGTTTTCCGACCTGTTTTGCCCAGAGGCTGTCAGCGAGATGTAAAGCTGCACTTTGCCAATTCGCAGATTTTATGGCCTCAATCGTTCGTTTGAATTCTCCGAACTTTCTTGCGCCGAGATTAAAAAGGAGTGAGTGAACCGCAAGTTGACGTGCTACCGGCCAGTTCTCAACCGTTTCGGCACCAAAGACAGAACAGGTATCGTTCCACGCCGTCTGAATATCTTCGTCAAGCATTTGAAGTGCAGTGCTTTTTGAAATGCGAAGCAGTTGAAGGTTCGCGCCGATGAAGCGCCCGACGCCGATTGTCCAAAAATTATTGCTGTCTCTGTAGGGGTTCAGTCGTAACCCCTCGTCACGTATAAGGATTTGACGTGCTAATTCATTCCACTGTTTTGTTATCATTGCGCAAGTTGTTCTGTTTTTTTTGAATTCCACGCTCGATTTCGAGCATGTCTCCGAACTTTGCCTTTCCACCGTCTCCAAGTTCACGGAAAAGAAAAATTGAGATGATGAGCAACACTGCAACAAGAGGGACGCTCCACCGAGAATTGCGAACTAACGCACTATTTGTTTTTTCGATGTTACCTAGATAGCTCTGCATATTTGATAGCGAGCTTGCCATTGAAGTTGTATTTGCTGCCGTAGTGCTTAGGTGATTGTGTATTCCTGCTTCGATGATATTCAACCGAGTAGTATGCTGCACTTGCGTCACCTCAATCCTCTTTAAAGTTTCGAGGACAAGTGCGTGATGAACCGTGCAAGATATTGGACAGATTTCTGGTTCGTTCTTCACTTGCCCTCACAAAAATGCTCACTTTTCAGTCTGAAGCTTTTCAATTTCCTGTATGTATTTGAGAATTAATCTGGTCTGTGAAGGATGGAACCGCGCGCCTTCATGCGTAAACAAGTTCTTCAATAAATCAAACTCACCTTCCTCAAGATTTACTTGGTCGTATTCCTGAACATCGAGCTTAGTAAGAATACGTCCGTATGTACGTTGAACGCTTCCTCCGATGCCCTGTGGATAGCGAACCTGGAACGCATTATTTAATATATTTTCAAATACTATTTTTAGCCCTGCTGCCTCAATGAATTTCTGTTCATCGGGATTCATCTTTAGCTCTACCGGGTCAAACCCGTACTTAAATACCTTCATGTGCCTCCTTGAAGTAAATTACTTCTTCAAAGTGCCAAGACTTTCAGCGATTGGCGATACCCATCAGGTTATGCTTTTAGGGCAACCCAATTTGTTGAAGATACTTGAAAATAGATAATCGTTTGAGTAGTTGAGCATGTTTGAGAGTTGCCAGAGCCGTTAATCGTGTGACCTGTGGGCGCGTAGACGGTTAAGGTATTTGCCCCACCATTGCGAACCACAATCGGACCAAAACCTGCCCCACCATCCCAAAGTTTAACCCCTGTGCTGGCCGCTACGGTTGAAACGAAATTAATGTTCTTCGTTAAGACCGTGGCATCACTCGCACTGCTACCGGCCGCAGATACAGCATTATCCGCTGTAAAAACAATTCCCGTGCTGCTTTTCCCGAAGACGAGATTTCCCCCGTTGGAGGCATTTTGCGTCAATGTCCCGTTAGAACCGAATGTCCACAACGTAGACCCGTTCGAAACCATGATTGTATCGTGTGATGTGTCTGCTCCTAACGTTAGTGCAATATTATACGAGCGGACACCGTATCCTGAGCGATAAAAATATATGTGCCCACCGTTTGACGAGTTTTGATTGATGTGGCCACTGTTATCGACCTCCCACATGATATTAGTTGATGCATTGTATAAGCGAATCTTTGCTGACGAGTGCCCAAGTAATAACGCGATATGACCACCGCTAACGGCACCACCAAACAACTGAAGCGTCCCCGCGTTTCCGTGCTCGTTACCAAAAAGTGCAACATATGAACCACGAGATGCCGCACCGCTTCCACCACCGCATAAATACGCGGCTAGCGTGTCAGAACCATCACTAGTGCCTGAACCAATCGTGAAAGCTGCTGAATATGAAAGCGATGTTCCTAAATATAGTGTGCGAAAGGCATACGAGGCCGAACCAATATCGGTTGCATTGTTTGAAGCAGGAGGATTAACAAGAAAACTATTACTCGGCTTAAACCATGTATCGCTTCCCCTGAACATTATTTTCTCACCTCAAAGTAAACATTCCCGGATGATGGTGCACTTGCATATTTAATATATAAGTCCGTGGCTCCCTGAAGAATAGGAACAGTGCGCGCGCAATTTGCTGGCACAATCATATCCGCGTTTGCCCCGCCGTCCCAATTAAAGAGCATGGCCGTGTTGCACTCGTTAAATATCCAGACCGTTGTATTCGTGGCAATGTTAGCGAGTCCGGCATCAGCAAAAGAACCAGTAACGCTTCCGAAAGCGATTGTTACCAAGTCCTCTTGCGCTGTAATACGAGCATCAGCAACCGGATACCCGTTCGCCCTTGATATATCCCCGTCATTAACCCCGTCAGCACCGTGGATTAATTTTACGCGCTGATACTTTACTGAACTAATTTCGTCCGCGCCTATCGTTGCGCCCGACCCTGGAGTGACTGCAATATCGTCTGCCATAAACCCTCTAAATTGTGATTACAAAATTCGAAACAAGATACGGAGGATTGTTTGTGCCGGATGTCATGTCAGCGTTTCCGTCCACACCGCCTGTGACTATTCCGATGCGACCAGCAAAGTTTCCTGTCGCGTGTGTATGAACTCCACTCGTGTCGGTCTTGTTCGTTGCTCCAAGCGCATCAACTGTTATGGTGTGACCGTGTCCTGAGTCGGAAATATTAACTCCGTGAGCGTGATTACCATTATTTAGCGTGACACCACTTGTTCCGCTGTTCGTAGCAAATGTTTCATTTGTTCCCCCACTATTTGCTCCCGTCGCTGCTCGTGACGTGCTTGTTCCTGTTCCTCCCGTCTTTAGCCCGTAATTATGAGTGTGACCGGCATCGGAGAGAGTTAAATTTGTGTAATCAGTTCCGGCAGTGATACCCGTTGTATTACTTGACGCAGACGCCGTATGACCGTGAGCAATATCAATCGTCGTCGTGTGTGTACCGGACGAAGTAATATTCAGGTCTGAACCTGTTCCCATTCCGTGATAGTGCTTAGGTACTGAATGACTGTGGTCAATCGCTCCACCTGTTGCACCGAGCGTGTTTCCCGTTCCTGAAACAGCCTTACCGAGCGGAAACCGCTGCCTATAGTCTGGGAGGTTGAACGTTGTTGAACCATCTCCCACACCGTAATTAGTGCCTATAACGGCAAATAAATCTGCGTAGGTCGTTCTCGACACCGCTGTGCCGTCGCACATCAAATGACCTCGGGGAGCGGAGGAACCGCCATACATTTTAATAAGGCCGGGAGGCTCCGTCCTTTTCTCAACCCATGCCGACCCACTCCACTCCTCAAGGACGCGATTCGTTCTGTTGTAGCGCAACGTCGAGGTCGGAACATTTGTTTCCGTATCGAACGACATCTTCGCACACGAAACATCCCTCTCTTTCAGGATGTCCAGAACATCTTCAAAGTAATCGCCTAGTCCGGGAGTATTAAAGTCCGTCATGCCTTAACTCCCTTAATATTGTAGGAAACATCAATGCTGCCAACTGGTGCGCCTGTATCAGCACGATAGGTATAAATAGTAAACTGAGTCGGGTTCGCTGCATCAACAAAATCGTAAACCGCAACGATTCCATAGCTTGCGTTATATTTCGAAGTGAGCGTAATTGCAGAAACATCAATAAATTCCCCAGTAATATCGACGGTCACCGAACCGCCTCCACTTGTCGTGGCAACGCCTGAGATGGTTCCCTCTTTCGTACTCAATAAGACTCTCAGGTCTTGAACGCGAGCTATCGAGCTAAGGTCATCAGGTTCCCCGTCTAGCCTCACTTTGACATAGCGGAAATTACTGGCATATACCCGTGTCGCACCGCTTGCGTGGTCTGTCCATGACGAACCGTCTGTGCTCGTTGAAAGCAGAGGTGTGACTGTCACGTTTCCATCTATTTGTGTCAGTGAGTATGAAAGCGTAATAAGTGTGCTGCTTGTTATTAAACTTCCGAAGTCGTGAACAAACTCCACGAACCCATCCAACCCTGTAGGTTGTAGGTAATACGGATAACCGTCGTCAATCTGGTCTTGAATTGTGCTCCAACCGTGGTCAGTGAAGTGACTAGACCATGAGCGACCAAGAACGGGAATGTAAATATTAGGCATAGGTTATTCCCAGAAGCAGTCCCATTGGTTGTCCCGAGAGCTCCGTGTCTCGGTACGGCGTTCCCTCGATTAGAACTTTATGAATTTCAGTCACGTCATCTGCATCGAATACATGGCTACCGAGGAAGATAAAATCAGGAGGTTCGTCAAGAAGAACCGACACACTAACCTCCACAGATTCATTATCCGCTGAGTCAACGGCGACAAGCCAATAAGTATAGGTTCCACCCTCAAGCTCGAATTGAGCCGCAAACGTTCCCCCAACGTCACCGAGAAACGTCGCTGAATCAAATAACGTGCCTTTATAGAGACGATACTTAACGACTGGAAGCGAACCTGAAGTTGCAGCAGTCCATCTAAGCAGTGCATAGTTATCAAGGGGTTCGACCGCTAAGTTCTGAGGGCTTCCCGGTAGCACCACGGTGACGGACTGAGTTGCTGGCGTTCCCAGATTAGAGGCTACGTCTCGCGCTGTAACCCAGAAAGTTCGCACCCCACCCCATGAGGCGCGCACCCTGTAGACCGTGCCTTTAATCTCACCCAGAACGGTAGAACCGGCGTATGTATCACCGTATCGTATTTCGTAGGAATCAACCGCAAAGAGGCCAACGCCCGGAGTCCATGAAAGTACAACGTCTGAACCATCAAAGGATGATGTTACTACCGGAGCACCCGGACCAGTAACGAGCACCATTGCCGAGGTCGCGCTGGCAGAATAGTTTCCTGACGTATCAATGGCTTTAACAAGAAAGGTATAATTCCCTGCCGTCTTTAATTCGATTCTGTGTTTCGTACCACGCACCACCGTCACAAGCGTTGCCGTTGACCAGTCGGAACCGAACCGAACCTCATACTCTCGAACGTCTAAATCCTCTACTGCGCTCCACTCAAGCTGAATACCGAACGAATCAACTGAACCAGCAAACGACGACACGTTAGCAGGAGGCACGGACTTTCCTTGAACGATGTGATTTGAGACAGTCAGCCACGAACCAAGCACACCGAGAACATTAACGGCGCGCACTCGCACGTCGTAAGAAATATTATCCTCAACGTCTAGAATGTAAGTGAAATTATTTTCGCCCGGAATGTTTGTAATGTTTTGCCAACTGGAATCAGCCGTGCGTTTATACTGAAGTTCGTAGTATCCACCATCAGAAACGAATTCATCATCCGGTGCAGTCCAGACGGCTTTAATACGAGAAAATACCGTGCCATCGCCCCGGAGATAAAGTTCGGCGGTTCCGCTTGTTAGAATTAAATCTGTAGGCGTTCCGACTGTGAGAGGGTTCGGAAGATTGGTATTCGGTGCGAGGTCTACCGTTGTTTCTTCCGCGCTCCAAGTGTAAATTCCTGAAGCAGTTTCAAGAAGTTTAACGGTGACGATTATTCCGTTTTCTAGTGTATCCTCAATAGAGAGCTCTCGGACTTCAAAGACTTTGTTCGTCCATCCGTAGCGTGCAACCGTGAGATTGATTGTGTCACATAATTGAAGGTTTAGAGCGCGCGCTGAAAGTTCAACCTCTACTCCGATTCCCTGGCGAATTCTTTCGAGTTCAATTTTTGCAATTCGCTGGCACTGAGATGGACTTGTAACGAAGTCCTGTGGAATGTTCGCCCATACCACACCACCATCTTGAGCAGCGTAGCCAGAGTTTTGAACTATTGGGTAATCAGCTTCATTATAATTTGCAGACGGGCTTACATAAGTCCCTTTCACTGCGTTAAACCTATCCCTGCGAGGAACGAGAGTTGTGACGCTAATTGGTCCGCGAAAGTCATCCTCAGTGAACGTGAGTGACGGGCTTCGATACTTACCAGGATAACAGAACCACTTTCCCCCCTGATACACGAGGTCACCAGCTATGGCCTGAACCATCTGTTCTAAAATTGTTTGAGGCGTTTCACTTGTATCAAAGACGCCATTTATCTGATACCTCGGTTCGGTTCCCCCTGTTACTAACGATACCGTTTCGTCGCACACGTCAGCGGCATCCGACCAGCTATCAACGTCCATATCGGCAAGCGGAACACCGAGGCCATACTTGGTATTCATCAGGAAGTCGGCAATGATTAAAGCTGCGTTCTGTGTCCACGCTGTCGTAGCAGTTCTAAAGTCGTAACACTTTTTACCCTTAACCAAGAAAGACGCTTCAGGCATCCCATTCGGAAACATCGAGGCGTTCCAACGGCAAATGAGATAGACGTGCGCGCATCCTCTCTGCCTGTGGTCGTCGCTCCAAATAGCAGAACCAACTTGTCCCTGAAGGTCTTGAATAACAGTCTGGTCATCTCCACCGTAATTAATTGCCATAAAAACACGGCTGTCAAAGTCACCGATAGCCCAACGATGGTCGAGAGGATGTCCAAAGGTTACAAGTCTTTCATCAAGGTAGAGAGAGTCAACGCTTTGAATTTCGTGTCCTGCCAGTGTAATAACCTGATGTAACCAAGTACCTCCACCGTTACCAAGAGAATTTCTATCTTCTTGCTGTACGTTTCCGGTTCCGTCTCCATCACCCTTATGAACACGAACAAGTGCGCTCGTCGTGGCATCTGCTTGAACTGCTGCAATGACTTGGTTCGCCGTGCTTTGAGAAACACCACCGGATGATTTTACTCTAACATTTATTTCGTTTCCGACTGTATTGACTGTAATGCTTCCCTGCGTTCCTGTGCACGTTATGGTGACGAAGATTGAGTTACCACTTGCTCCGGCTGCTTTCGCAATCCAAGCTATTTGATTGTTATTACTTCCAGTAACGAGATACGCCTTTGAATCCTTACTTGTTTCTATATAGGTATAGACACCACCGACACGCATTAGGCCGTAGATAACTTGAGCGTCAGAAGCTGCTTCTCTTATACTTACTTCTTTTCCTCGAATTTGCTTAGTGCGATTACTGTCGTTTTTTTTCTTACCCTTTGATGAAATCACATGATTACCACTCGGAACGTGAGTAAGTCCTCCTGATGGTGTGCGGTAAACTCCTGGTGATAAGTAAGTATTCTTCGTCATCTCTACCTAACAGGCTTTCTCGTTCGTTGTCGTTTTCGCCGTATTGCTTTCGGCCTTTCGGCTTTTCCCCAAAATCCATTCCAGTCCTCAAGTTTTGAAACGTATTCAAACCCACGGTCACCGGAGAAAAGTGCTCTCTGATTCTCGTTCGTGTATCGAAAGTTCTGTGGCCGATTTAACCGTGCAAGATACGTTTCAACTTGAACTGTAACTGTGGGATTCACGGCTCTGTCATCAATTACGGTGCTATCGACTTTCCCTTTAAATAAAAGCAGAGGGTCACTCACTAACGCACCGGACGCATCAAGCGCGCCGAGATAGACATTTGCGTCAAGGTTCTGGTCTACGTTTAATAGCGCGAGCGAAATGAGAGTCGAGGATACACCAACTAAAGGAATTTCTACTCCCACGGCACGAACTTCAGGAGTTTCTTGAATTGCGCGAATTGGCATTAACCAACCGTTCCCGAGATAGGTATTTCCATCCCATGAAATATCTCGGTTTAAACTATTCAGTCGCACTGTGGTAGAAGTAAACCCGATAGAAACAAGCATAACAGAGCGATAAGTCTGAGCAGCAATTTCAGTCTGTAAGTCTGCCTCTACTGCTCTCGTCACAGTGCCTCTTGAGCTTCGAACGTAATGGTATAGAGTTCGGTGTTTGGAACATCAACGGCACGAACAAGATTTGAGGTTAAGCGCCACAATCCCACGGGACTGCTTGTTATAATGAGCGCGTTATCAGCCGGAGCGCGCAAAGACGGCCAGACATCAAGCGTGACTTCACCAGAACCGTCGGTCGTTGCATCGGTCAAGTTCATGTAAAGACGACTATCAATTTCAAAGAAGTCCCCCTTCTTCAAAACCTCTGTACTTAAAGTCCACCCGTCCGTTTCTAACGTGTAACCCGTTTGTGATGCTCCCTTTACCCGTGGCGTGCTCACACCAGCACCAGCCCCTAGAGGGGTTCCAAATGTATTGGGACCAAAAAGAAACGTACCAAATTGTCCTCGTAAAGACGCTAAAAACGCTATCCACGGGGCTGCTTCCTCCCTATCCATCGGGTCAAACCCGACTGCTAAACCCCAACCATCACCACCGTAGGAGGCCACCTGCGTCTGTAAACTATAAGGTGATACTCCAACGCCGTTGACGTTTGAAAATAATAACTGAATAGAACTTGGATTTAGATTAGTCGGCGGTACGACCGGAAAATTTATCGTCACCCTCTTTCTCCCATTTGTTGAATTGCGTTAATTGTTCGCCTCATTGTACGGCCTTCAATCGCTGCCATTGCGTTCATTACATCTGCTTCCACACCTCGCTGCGCGTTTCGGGCATCTATATTAACCGTGACAGGCGCAAGGTTAGCGCGCGCAGAACGTCCTACGGCTCCAGAATCAGATACCGCTGCACTCGTTCTCGGAGGAAGTGACGGAGCACTCGTTGATGTTCCTGCTGTGGGATTACCAATCAATCCAGAGTCAACGGCTGCCTTTGTTGCCTCATCCATGTTTGAGACGAAGTTAATTTCAATAGTTTTTGAGTCCGGCAAGTCAGTCATTATTTTTGAGATGTTTTCAATGCTCTTACCCATTGCATCCCACTGGTCTGCTATTGCTTTGTTTCCGCTATAAAGGTCAGCAATTACACCACCGACGACTCTGTCCTGAGCGTTTGCTAGTGCATCAAGCGTTTTAATACCGCGCTGCTCAAGGGCTTGCATGAACGCATCCGCAACGGCAGGGTCAGTACCTTGTTCAAGCATCTTCTTTTTAAGGTCGGCTAGAGTCTTACCACCTGCCTCCAGTGTTTCAACTGCGGTATCGCGCACACCCTTCAGAGCCTCTTGTCCGCGACCACCCGAAGCAAGGATTTCATCCATTGCTCCCTTAACATCACCAACCGCTTCAAGTCCGGGCTTAAATGCTTCTGCAACACCTTGAAGGCTTACTTCAATTTCGTGCCACGTTTTGTCACCAGACTTCCCAATATCAACGAACGCCTGTTCAATTTCCTCAAAAGAAAGTCCGAGCTTTTGAACATTCAAACGTGCAGCATCTACAGTTCCACCGAGCGCCTCACCGAGTAGGTATCCTATTTGACCAGCAACATCCTCAGTTATTCCATTAACCTGTTTGAGAGCTTCACCAAGACCGAGAAACGTAGACTTTGCCTTACTACCCCATGAATCCATCTTCTCTGCCCAATCAGCAGGAAGGCTTGACTGGTCAAGGTTAAAACCTTTCGTGGATTTAATGCTAAAACCATTCTTTGAATCCCCGACCATGATAGTCGAGAATTTCCTTATCATTTCCTCGATACTGCCCGTGAGTTGATGGATAGCAAGGTCTTCACCGTTTCTTCCCTTACCGAATAACCCACTGGCGCGCGCGACTTCTGTGAATCCGGAAGATGATATAGCACCGGAGACACGAGCAGCCGTTCCAACTGCGGAGGTGTCATTCTTACCTGACAAAATGTTTTTAACATCATGCTGCATGAGGTATGCACCGGCAGCAGCAGCAGCTACGGGAACAAGAGCAGCCATAGAAAGCCCTGCACCGGCTCCGGCACCGAAAGTACCGTTTGCCAATCCCGGCCCATAAATACCGGCAGCATGAGCAGCAGCAGTGGTAGAGGAACCACCGAGCATCGCGCCGAGGCCGAGTTTATCAAAAATTGCACCACCTAGACCACTGGCACTCGTTATGTTTCCTAATCCTAAATCCCCTAAAGTTGTTGCAGCTAATTTTGCAGCGAACCCGACCGCGACTTGTTCAAGAGCGTCTTGAAGATTAAAGGTAACTCCAGTGATTGCATTTTGAAAAAGGCTCTGCCACATTCCAATGCTGGCTTCGTATGCTTTCTTCTGTTCATCTTCTTCTTTTTTCGCATTGTCCTTGATGGCCTTTTCCATGCCCTCGTTGTACTTGTCGATTTTCATCTGAGCTTCTTTCTCAGCGAACTTCTCGACATCAGCGAGAGGAATACCGTTGGCGATTGCTTCCTTGTGAGCGTCTATAATGCCTGTTTTATAGGCGTCCTTTAACTTTGTAGCGGCAGCTTGAAACGCAGTTGTATCAAGATTGTTAATTGCGCTTTGAATTGATACTTCGATTGCGTTTGACTGTTGAGTGTTAATCTCTCTTGAGAAAGCATCCTTGGCAGCTTGAATCTTCTTTGCTTGTGCTTCTAGTTCTCGTGCAGCAGCATCACGGAGACGTTTTTCTTCAAACTCTTTTTGTTTGTTCGCTGCTACCGTGGCAAGCTGTTCCTTTTCTGCGTTAGCGGTAACAATAGCAGCCTTTTCGGCTGCGATAGCGTCATCAAATATTTTTTGTTTCTCTGCTGCTGTGGCTTGAAGTTGTTTGAGTTCCCTGCTTCCGTTAAACCCAAGTGTTTGAGTATAATTTCTAACTGCTCTCTGAGCGTCTTCAACTTCACTTTGTAGTCCGGCCAGTTTCGCGCGTGAACTGTTTCCGAGATAATACTCAGTGATGTTTCCAATATCCTTAAACAGACTAACGACTGACGGAAGAACAGTGCTTGCTAAATTAACTAACAGGCTTGCAAGATATGCAATGCTTTCGCCCGTTCCCTTCCAGTCCACACCTTCTAGTGCAGTTGTAAGGTCACGCCACGCATTTGTTAATTCTCCGCTACTATTGACTGCAATCCCTAGATTTTTCAATCCATCATCGAGCGCAGTATTGAACGCAGCCTGCGCGTTACTCGCGGAATCAAGTGACGGTGCATACCTGTCAATAGTCTCTTCAAGTTGAGCAAAGACGGCATTTTGTATTTCCGTCTTTCCTTTAAGACCATCGAGAGCGAACCCGAATGGTTCAAGCCCTTTCGATTTTCCTTTTCCGAGTGCCTCAGTGAGCTGATTAAGAACCTCACTCGTGTCCCGACCAGTTGCATCAGCAAATCGTTGTGCAAGTTCAGAGAGCCGGCCAAAATGGTCGTTAAACTGTGGTATGCCACGAATCAGGGCTTGGTTAGCGGTAGCCATTAAATCAAAGGCACTCACGGTTCCAAGCGTTGCCTTCTGAGCGTCCTTTAAGGCCGAAGAAGAACCACCGAGAGCTTCAAACGCATCCCGTATTGAACCAACCTTTTCCCCTTGGTCTGCAAGGCTACCGAGTGCACTGGTTAGTTTGAGAACTTCAGGAATAACAGTGCGAGCAATATCGAAAGCGAACATCCCTTTAAGGGTATTGTTCATGGAAGAAACTTTCTTCTGGAAGTCACCGAGAATAGAAACGGCCTTCCCCATGTCTTGAGAGAGTTTCGCCGTGTTCGCAGCAATATCAATATTCAGTTCGGCGACGGTTTTCTTCTTAGCCATTCACTTTCTTTGCCTCCATGTAAGCGCGAAAGTTTGCCCGAACATCCGCAGGAGAGGGGTTCTTCACATTGCGTGACTCTTTGTGTTGAGGAAAGTCGTCGAATGGATGAGCACGTTTCATACCGCAAGCACTCCTAATGAGCATGGTGACTACCCCTGCGCGATAGTCCTCTCGTTTAATCTGCTCGTTCTTGCGGTCTACCAGTGCGAAAAGTTTTGC